GCGTAATCTATCTGTTGGTAGATTTTAGTGAGGTTGAAAAGGCTCTGCTTACTCTCGTCACGGAAGGCATGAGACTCCGTGCGAGGGAACTGGCGGTAGAATTCGTTGAGCGCATCGGGGTCGCTCTTCATACTCTCTACCTCAGCCTCCCAGTAGTCGATGGCGCCTCCCTTAATCATCTCCCCGTCGACGCCCTTTACAGGCTTCTCTGGAGCATTGAAGACAGGGTGGCCGTACTGGTCGATGAAGCCTTCCATGTTGTACTCCATGGGGATAAACAAAGAGTACATCCCGCTCTTAGTTTGCCCGTTAGCATTTCTGGTAAGTGGGTGGGAATCTTCGTACAGCTTCTTGAAGTTGGCACCACCCTTAGCTAAGGCATTGGATGTAGAGCCCATCAAGCACTTGCCGATAATCTTACTTCCCAAGCGCAAGCATGTCTTGGTGACGCGCCAGTTGTTGAGGATGTTGTTGGGCTTAATCCACTTCCCACTTTCGTCATGTACCAGTAGGAGAAGTTTCTCTCCGTCGTAGGAGTTGTCGTCGGTATTCTTCCAGTCGATGGTGGTATCTAGGCCAAGGATTTCCTCGGCTTCGATGTCGTACATATTCTTCTTGGTAATCTTTGAGGCCGGGACACGGAAAGCAAGTTCCGTCTTTGGCTTATCCATGCCGTCTTGTATCGGTTTGAAGAAGAACGGAAGTCGGTTTGCGATAGGAACCACCTTGTCCGTGAACATCTTCTTGGCATCAGAACCGGTCTTGGAAAGTATACCTACCCGAGAGTCCTTGGCTAGAGTACCGGTATTGACACACTCCGAGGAACCCATGAAGGAAAATCCAGAGCGACGAATCTTGAGGTACGCCATACCAAAACATCGGGAGTCGGCTTTGCATGCTTCCCAGAAGATAAAAAATATCCTGTTGGCCTCACGGAAGTCGGGGTAGCCCACATCGATACTTGTCCATTGCAAGTACATATAGTGGGCGCCCGTGATATATGTCGGCACGCGGTTGTTGTAGAACCAATGGCCGTCCTCACGCCGGTCGAACTCCGACTCGATATAGTCCACCCACTCGGACTTAAATACCTTCGGCATATCATTCCATTGGAAGATGCTTTGGATGCGTGAGAGGGCCCGAGGGAGCTCCTTACGGACCCATCTATTGTCGCCGTCGGAGATGTCTTTAGGTGCCGGGGGGAGAGCGATATTTACGCCGTTGATATTGATGATGTCTCCAACCTTCCCCGTCTTGGAGATGATGACCATATCGTACTTCTCGTTATAGCCATAGAGCCATGTCTTAGCACGGTTCTTATTAGCCATAACAGACTTCGATACCAGCCCTTCTACAGGGCTATACAGCTTATCTCGACCTTCGCTCTGCAAAACCCATCTTGCTATCTGCCACGGTCTTTGTCTCCGACAAACCCAAGGCTTCCTCCTCGGAATCTATGCGACTCAAAATCTCTAGCGCGTCGAAGATGGCGAGCTTCTTGGTAGCCGCCGCATTCTTTAGCCTGTCCGCTGCGAGGTCGTCGTCGTCGCCCGGCTTAAGGATATCCTCCTGAGCCACCTTGATGAGCTCTTCAACAGCTATACGACCCGCAGCGATGATGCGCTCCTTTAGCTTCTTTGAATCTTGCATGTTATCTGGTGGTCAAACATTCGGTACAACTTCTCTCCGTCTACGATAAACTCGTACTCGCTCTCCGGACGGAACGTAACGGTGTCTCCGGACTCAACGCCTTGACCCATAAGATAATCATTAGGATATCTCATAATACCCATCAGCGGCTCCTCACTTACAGGCTTAAATATTGTTGAGTCTTCAGGTGGTATAGGTTGTACAAAACAATACCTGTCGTGGGGATGCCAGTCCCCATCGCTGCGGTACATATAGAACTGGTCGAAATCGACAAGGAAGAGGTCGTCTTTAAGAAAACTCCTACCGCTTTGCCTACGGCCCTTCATGTCGTTATAGAACTTGAAGACGTTATGGTGGACAAGGAGGGTATCCCCAACACCTATAGGACCCTCATAACCCAACGGCAATGCCACTACCTCTCCCTCGCGGTTTGAGAACCGGTGGTCCTCCTCGCTAGTATTTACGATGAGGTCGCCCTTGGTGTTATTGTATCTGTGTCCCCTAACTACGAATTGATTGACGGCTCTCAAAAGTTAATATTGTATTCTATTGAAGTAGGCATCGTGCTATTGAACTCTTTCCAAAGCACCACGATATCGCCCTGCTCAATATAGATGAGGATTGACCCGGTATCCTCATTGTATTTAATTAAATGCACATGGTGGGAGTTGCCTAGTACGGCTTGTCCCACCAAGTAACACATGGAGTCCTTATAGTCAGGACCGATACAAACCTTGCGGATGTCTCGCATTAAAGAGCGACAATCTTGTACCCTATTTCCAAGTATAGGTCTCCACCGCCAGCGGCAGTAACGGCTCCAGACAGATACAGATTCAAAGGAGTATTCTCCGCCATCTGAGCGTTGGTCTGTACGTTCATCTGCTGTATGGTAGTGGCAGGGAGACCCAACACAGTGCCGGGAAGGGCATACTGCGGAGTCGATGCGGTATAAAGTCCGATGTCGCCAACTATAGTGTACACCGGAGCAGCATACGCAAAGCGGTATGCAGCCGAAACAACCTGTATATACTTACCTACGCCCGGAGCAGCAATAAGGGTTGGTCCGGTACTGGGCCCCAGAGTAGCAATTACAGACGCGGGGATTTGATTCCGATATGAAAGCACGGGTTGGTCAACCCATAGCACGCCGCCATTACCGCTATTCTGAGACGGGTCGGCGATGAGCATTTGATTGTACGTTCCCGAGGCGCCTTGAGCGTCCAGAACATTACAAGATAGGTCCAGCTCGTTGGTGAGCTGAAGGTTGTAACCCTCTCCCGTGGCGCTCCAAGTAAGGTCTTGCACGACGGCAGCACCAGTAAGCGCAGAAATGCCACCGCCGTTGAGAACGATGGGGGCCCCTCCGTTGAGGGTGATGCCTGTAGTAGCGGCGTTACCCGTCGTAAGCACCGACTGCAAGTCTTGGTTTGGCTGGCCGTCGCCATTGCTGGCTGAGGTAATCCGCCCCTGCTGGTCGACGGTGATGTTTGCGTTGGTGTACGAGGCGGCAGCGACAGTGGTGTCCGCAAGGTTGATGGTACCCGTGGTAATAATCCCTCCTGCTGGGCTAGTTTCCAATCCTGTACCGCCAAGAACTTGGGTGACGCTACCACTGCCTCCACTTCCAGTACTGTTGATGGTAATGGTGTTGTCTACGGCAGAAGTAACAACGCTGACGCCGTCACCAGCGAGAACGCCTACGCTTCCATCAAGGCTGTTGACCGAAGTAACCGGAGTGTTGGTAGATGCCGAAGTAACCCTTCCGTACTGGTCGACAGTAACATTGGCGTGCTGGTATGTGCCTTGAATGCCGGGCACGGTGTCCAACGAAACACCCACATTGCCTGTAGTAGGGCTGGTACTGATAGGCCCCAGTCCGTTTACAGAGTTGACAACATTAGTATTCGCCGGATTGGTGGCAAAGTCAGCAATATCCTGAACGCGAAGTTGCTTGGTCTCTTTGTCTACGGTCTGCGAGTCTGTCCCAATAGCCGTATCCGCTCCGTTTAGTGGGGCCGATTTAACGGGGTAGCTCGCGCTATTAATCTTAGCCATATTACTTCTTCTTACGGCGGTCGCCAGTAATAGCAGTAATAAGGATATCGAGATAACCAAATACAGCATTGTCAGCATCCGTTGGAGTTAAATTCACGACGACCTTGATAAGCGCCATGATGGCGATGGTAAGGGGAACCCAGTTCTCTGCAATGAAATCAATCATAGAACCAAGGTACACAATTCAATACAACCAAGTGCAGTTACCCGCCTTGCTCGGGTCGCAGTCCACATGGATGAAATTCTGCCCTATGCCAATGCGATTGAATCCGGCTTCGATGAGGCCCTTCAAGACAAAGAACCTACGGTTGGAACTGTCGGTACGGATGTCCGCCGCCCAGCCCGTAAGGTGGCTGCTTCCCGGGACTCCCCCTACCTCAGCATTATGTTCTGGCGTCCGGAAGCCAGAGTTGATAACATAGGGTACGTTGCTGTACC